TAAACGCACTAAATCAGAAGATCAAGGCGCATCCAGTCGTGAATATGACTTTGTACTCATCAATGCTAACGCTGGGCTTGCTTGTGCTGATCTAATGAGAAGTGTTGATCCAGAGAAATCTCAAGACATTGAAGAGCGCTATATCTCACCTGATGGCGATGGTATGCTTGATATGCTTAAACGCGGTGAGTATAACTTATGGAATGAGTCAAGCTACGAAGCAAACGAAGGCCGTATCGCTCCTGTGAGCGTCAACGGTTCAACTACTGGTGGAATTTTAGATACAAAAATAACTTCACTTCCTTCTGTAGATTACGATGATGTTCGTGTCAAGATTACCGCTGGGGGAACATTCACCGCAGGTACAGAGAACACTAGCGTTAAGTATAGCGTGCTTGTTAAGAATGACACAGGACTTGCTATGAATGAGGTGGTGGCAAGTGATGAGATCAATGGCGATTATCAAACTTTAGCTTATGGTATGTTAATCAGGTTTGGTGAGGGAGTATATACAACAAACGATCAATGGTCAATAATTGTTATGGGAATCCCTGAAGAGCATGGTTCGGTTAAATCTGAGCAAGTCAGTAGGAGATAGTGTGTGGCTACCCAATACACTTCAGTTCTTAGGGCGAATGTTATTGAGCCGTTAGAATCGCTTATCAAGGGCGAATTCAATAAACTTCCAGTATATTACGATAAAGATTTTCAAAACAGAGGAAACTTCTTCCTTAGAATAATCCCAGTACAAGATGAACTTGATCAGCCTACTACCGAAGATCAAATTAGGGTCTATGGTATCCTTATGAGGCTTTATAGACGTACACCTGGCGTTTTTTCACGAAGAAATAACTTAGAACAGCTTATGAATTACGCAGACCGCATTAAGCGTCTGATCGGGAATAATTCAAACTATAGCCCTTCCTCTAGTTATAAATGGAATGATGCAGTTATAAGCTTTGTGAATTACGAACCAGAGTTAGAAGATAATGAGACTGCTTATCAAGTAGCAGATATCATGTTTAACTGTACTGTAATGATATGATTACTTATAATAAGACATATAATGAAAACATATTGGATAATCTTAGGTTACTTGTAGCCCAGGAGTTTCGCAATGTGCCAATACGTTACGACAAGGTGTATCGAGGTAATTCTTTCTTTCACCTTACTCCATTAAGAGATGAAATACTGGAATTGCGCTCAGATGGAGCGATTCGTGAATATTCGATACTTTTGACCTATAATGAAAAAGAACGCGGTAGATACACCAAAAAACGCAGTTTAGATACTCGGATTGATGTTATTGAGCGATTGAAAGAGGTTTTAAGGACAAATGTGGCCAGTATCGATGATTTTTCATATTTTGTCACTTCAGCAGGAAGAAACTTTCTAACTAGCGATTCAGAAGAGCTAAGATTGATTAAAAGGCCAATATTAATAACTAGCCTAGATCAATTTGTTATCACCTCAGATGGTTATGCGTTTACGGTGTACCCAGCAGACCATAGTTACGAGTGGCATAACGCAAGATTAGATTCTGTAAACTATGATTTAGAAAGTGAACACCCTTCTTACTTGACAGCCACTTGCGAGTTTAAAGCTGTAGTAGAAGAGGTTTATACTGCGTAAACGATTAAGGTATTAATGATGGCAAAATATAAAGCAATTAAATATATTAACGAGTCTGATAGCTATAAAGGTTTGACCATAGAAGACTGGGAAGCTTTTAACCGAGGGGAAACGGTTGAACTTAATGAAGTGCCAGAAGCAGCTAAAGGCTATATCGAAAAAGAAAAAAATAAAAAGGAGTCTAAGTAATGGCTTTAGACGGAACAGCCTACTCACCAAAACAATTTAAATTGGCGATTGGATCAACAGGGGAATCCACTACTGGTACTGCAAAGACTGATGCTTTAATAGCGGTAAATATTGATAGTCTTGAAATGCCTAATTTTAACTTAACACAATTTATGGATGTACGGAGCGGCACATTAGGAAGAGTTGCAGATGTAGATGATGCGTTTATAAGCGAACTTGGTACAACTAAAGAAATTACTTTTTCTGGGGTGTTTGACACAGCCGTTGCACCATATTTACTTCAAAACTGCGTTGGCGCTGCTGAAAGTAGCGACATAACATCAATACCTTACAATTACACACCCCCAGCTTTAGCCACAGGCACTACGTCTCAAGCAATTCAGCATACAACAACAATTCATATTACAGCCCCTAGCACCGTTGATGCTTCTGATGGCGCTGATACACATTCAATGACATTTCCAGGGTGTACGATCACCTCTTTATCTATAACAGGAGATATGGGAAATGAATCAGGTCGCTTACGTTTTACAGCCACAGCTCGCACAGGATATATTGCCACTTTTTCAACAGCCCCAGTAACCCCAGCAACCGCTTATGGTACAAGTTATTACTCATTAGCAACTTTAGCTGGCTCTGGATTAAAAACGATTGCTGGCGCAACAGACTGTGTAGTGCAGAGTTTCGCATTAAACATTGAAAATCCTTCTGAATATGTAGGTCAAAATGATGCTAATGGAAACCCTGAATCTATTGTTCGTGCAGTTCCAGAAATATCTGCCACATTAGATGCTACTGTAAAATATGATAATAATAACGCAGCAGGCACTCAAACAACTGCTGAATACCAAACTACTATGAAATCTGGAACTACTGTAGCAACTAAGTTTCATAACCACGCTTCAGCCCTTGCAAGTGCTTCTGGTTTTGGACTTGAGGCATTATTTGGTAAAATCACTAATGTAGCCTACAATGAAGCCAATGCGATGATGGTAGATGTATCTATTAAATTTTTCGCATCAGGTAGCTCTGGAAACGTAATACAAATTAAAACCTAATAAACTATGATAAAAACCCCACATGGCGAATTTGAAGTTCGCCCAATCACCTTTGGAGAACGCAGAGAATTACATCGTTTAGAGATGAAAGTGTTTTGGGATGACCAAATAGAAAAAGACGCTTACTTTGATCTATTAAACTGGTGTATGGAAAAAGCCTTCGAAAATCCCGAAGAAACCTTTGAGAAATTAGACGATGCACAAATTGACGAAGTATTGAATGAGGTTTATCTCCACTACAAAGGCCTTACTAAAAAAAAGACATCCAAGTCCGAATAGCGACTTGGTGTAATTTCTTTGGCTGGGGTAACAGTCTATATCCAATAAAAGTTACCTCTTACGAAGCCCAAAGCCCTACCTTAGCAAAGGTCATCACCTTTACTGAAGATGAGATATGGAACGAATGTGATCGTATTTTAGCAGAGGATAAGCACAATAAATTCTCTTTAGGGCAAAACCTATACTACAATCTAAATTTCTTCTGTAACCCTAAGTTCTTTATTAATAGTGAGATAGAAGGATATATCGAAGATTATTTTGTATCCACAAAATTTAACCTACCTCTAGCACAAACTCTAAGCGAAGCTGATGCTAAGGCTATTGACATCTTTCGTGTTATTAGTGAAGAGATTACTGCGTGTGAAAAACGATCAAGGGAAATGAATAATGGCAAATAAATTTGTAATTGAAGTCAAAGCAAAAGGCTTTACGAGTCTTGAAAACCAGCTTCAACGAGCTGATAAAGCGACTAAGGGATATGAGAAGTCTACAAAAGCTTTAAGGGGAACTACTACTGGACTTAGGAGAAGTCTTGGTGCATTAAGAAATAGTATTCTTCTTTATACATTTGCTATTGGCGCGGCTGCAAAAGTTACTGGTAAATTTATTAGAGATGCTTCAAAGTTTGAATCCGTTAAAACAAGATTAGTTGGACTTACTGGTTCGGTATCAAAAGCTGAGGAAGCGTTTAGTAAGTTCAACGCAGTAGCAGCAACAACGCCTTTTACTTTAGATGATGTAGTAAATGCTGGTGCGCAGTTAGAAGCGTTTGGTGCTAACTCTCAAATGCTTTTAAAAGAGATCACCGACCTTGCAGCCTTTATGGGTACAACTGCTACGGAAGCTGCCAACTCTTTTGGTAGAGCCTTTGCTGGTGGTGCTGGCGCTGCTGATATTTTAAGAGAGCGTGGAATATTAAATATAATAAAGGAATCTCAGGGCCTTAAAGACTTATCAAAAACAACCTTACCTGAGTTTAGAGAAGCATTAATTAGATCATTACAAGATCCTACTGTCGGTATTGCAGGAAGTACGGATAGGCTATCTAAGACTTTTGAAGGCGCATTTAGCAATATGAAGGATGCGGTCACAATTCTTTCTGTAGAAATTGGTGACTCTTTAATGCCTAGAATTAAAGATGCCACTATAGGAATTGGCAATCTAGCTAAAGCAGCCACAACGTTTCTAAGAAAATTAAAAGGCGAAATAGCTCTTACCACCGCGGTATTTGGTGAAGGTAT